CGCCGCCCGCGACCCCACGCCCGGATGCGCCCGCGTCGCCGCCGCCCGCCGAGGCGCCGCCCGACAATCAGCGAATGATCAATGCCTACAGATCCAATCGTCGCGCCGCTTGAAGCGCTCGCGGCCGAGGTCGCCAGCGATGTGTCGCGCATCGAGCGGGAGTTGCGCCTGCTCGTCGCCAATGCGCTGGCCGAGATCCGCGCCGAGGTCGCCCGGCTAATGCTGCAAACCGCGGAACGGGTGGTGAGCATCAAAGATGGTGAACCAGGGCCAATGGGCCCGGCGGGGCCGCAGGGCGTGCGTGGGGAGCAGGGAGAGAGGGGCGAGGGCATCATAGGCCCGCCCGGCGAACAGGGCATTCCAGGCCCGCCGGGCGAGCCCGCGGAGCCACCCTATGTCGGCGAGGTGTGCGGGCTGTTCGACCCCGTCCGCGAGTACCGCAAGTACGATCTCGTGACGCTGGGCGGCGCCGAGTGGCGTGCCCGGCACGATGCGCCCGGCCTGCTCCCCGGCGACGGCTGGGTGCTCGCCGCCAAGGCCGGGGAGCGCGGCAAAAGAGGCGACATCGGGCCGCGCGGCGAGCGGGGCTTGCCGGCCGCCACCATCACGGGTTGGGTACTGCGCGACTTCCGCGCCACCCCGCAGATGTCGGACGGCAGCAACGGCGCACCGCTCGATCTGCGCGGCCTGTTCGAGCAGTACCACGCCGAGGCGGCTGAATGACGCCGCTCTATTCGACAATCGTGACGCCCGCCGCCGATCGCAACCTCGTGACGCTCGACGACCTGCGCGAGCAGCTTCGGGTGCGACCGGGCGACGTGGCGAATGACGGCTGGTACAGCAAGATCATCGCGCGCTCGTCGCTGGCGGCCGAGCGCTACTGCAACCGCACCTTTGCGGAGCAGGATTACCTCGACACCTTCGTCGCCGGGTTCACCAGCGCTACCGCTGCGCCGCTGATCCTGTCGCAAGCTCCGGTCGACCCGGCATCGGTTGTGGTTACGCTCGACGGCGCCGGCCTGGACGACACCGGCTGGTCACTCTCGCCGCTGGTCGGGCATCTGTGGCGCACCGGAACGGCGTGGAGCAACACCAGCGGCCTTACCGTCGCATACAGCGCCGGCTTCGCCGAAATCCCGGCGGATGTGCAGCAGGCGGTGCTCGATCTCTGCACGATGGAGAATGCCGGCCGCGGGCGCGACCCGATGCTGCGCGCGACGGAATCGCCGGGGCTCGGCCGCCAAGAATACTGGGTCGGCGGCGTGCCGGGCAACGCGCTCCTGCCGGTCGACATCGCGTCGCTGCTCAACCCCTACCGCCGCGGAATGGTCGGCTGATGGCCGACGGCTGGCGCATTGATGTCAACGACAAGCGGCTGAAAATAGCGCTGAACGAGTTGCCGAAGGAGCTTGAACGGCGGCTCGAGGTCGAGGTTCGCAAGCTCACCAGCCAGTTGCTTCGCCTGGTCGAGGCGCGCGAGCCGGTGAAGACAGGCCGCCTGCGCCGCCAGACGCACGCCTATGTCGATGTCAGCCAGATCCCGAACAAGCGATATGTCCGTGGGCGGGTGCGCATCCTGCCGGTGCAGAGCGGCATCAACCGCACCGTCGCGGCATTTGGCGCGCTGGAATACGGCGCGCCCGGAAAGAGCGGCAGGCGCAAGGGCCGGGTCGATGTGTCGGCCTACCGCCGTCGCGGCGGGGAGAGTGTGGCGGCCTACAACCGCCGCCGGCCGACGATCCATGCTCGCCGGTTTTTGCGCGGGGCCGCCGCGGTGATGCTGCCAAAGGCGCGCACCGTTATCGGGCTCACGCTTGCCAAATTTGCACGGGAGGCGCTGAAGCGGTGAACCGGGAAATCATCGCGACGGCCCTGTTCAACTTATTGACCGGGCCGCCGCTGGTGGTGCCGTTTACGGCCGACACGACGACCGGCAGCGCGACGTTGACCGCGGTGTCGGGCACGACCGGGCTCATGGAAGGGATGCCGATTGCCGGCGACGGCGTGCCGCTCGGCGCCACGATCGCCACGATCACGCCCGCCGTCACGCTCTCGCTGCCGGCGATTGCCGACCGTACCGCCGCCGCGTTGCTGCAAGGTTTCCAGACGGCATCCCGTCGGCTCGCCGAACCTGCCGCCGAGCAGGACATGCCGTCGCTCTACCTGATCGACGCCAACGAAGTGCATCCGGGGCGGCAGAGCGGAGGCTCGACGCTGATTGAACTCGGGTACGAAGCCTGGATCTACACCAAGGCCGGCGCGGAGGAGAACGCCATCCCGGCGCAGGCGCTCAACGTGCTGATCGACGCTATCGAGCGCGCGATCTACCCGGTGCCAACCCGCTTCCGGCAGACGCTCGGCGTCAATGGCGTGCATTACACGCGCATAGAGGGAGAGCTACAAAAAGACCCCGGCCATTCTGCGCAACTCGCAATGGCAATGGTGCCGATTCGCGTGGCCGTCGCGCTGATGGCCGACACTTACCTGCTCCCGTAGGAGGGCGACAATGGCGACACTGGCGATCAACATCGGCAAGCAACCCGATTTTACCGGCGAGATTGTTTTCACGGGCACCAACACCTATGGGCCGCAGCTGGTTATCACGCTGCCGAAGGTACAACTCGCACCAAATGCGGCACTGGGTTTTATATCCGACGAATATGGCCTGATCGATCTGGAGGGCGAAATACTCGCGGATGATGTTACCGGCTCATTCGGGACAGTAACGCATCCCGACGATGCGATGGTGAGCCCGACGACAGATGCTTATTACATGGGCACCGGCATAATTACCTGGAAAGGCGAAGGTGATGTTGCCGCAGCAGACATCGGGAATTGCAACACGTTTGAAATAACGCCGTCGATGGAAAGATTGGATCACTGGAACCATCGCGTCGGCGGCATCAGGATTAAAGATTTTTCACCTATTGTGCAACAGCAGTGGACGCTGCACATGGTGCTCGACGAGTTCACCGCCAAAAATTTGCAAATGGCGTTGCTGGCGACGACTGGCGTCATTCCCTGATGGTCTCTCTCGTCGACATCATCCCGCAGCGCCGCACCGTCGAGCTCTCGGTCGGCTCGCTTGAACTGCGCGGGCTCGGCTTGCGTCACATCGCGGATCTGCTCCTGCTCCATCCGGAACTGCGCGGTGTCTACGTCGCCGGCTCGCTCTCACTCGATGTGGACAACTTGCTTGCCGTAGCGCCGAGCGCGGTCGGCAGCATCATCGCGTGGAGCGCGAACCAGCCGGAAGCCGTCGACGCTATCATCGACGCGCTGACCCTCGACGACCTGGCCGAGTGCCTGATCGCCATTCGCGACCTCACCATGCCGGCGGGTGTCGACCCTTTCGTCGAAAGACTGGCGCGGCTGCTCGGCAAGGCCGACGCCCTCGCTGGCAGGGCGCCGGGTACGAGTACGCCGCCGCTGCCGAGTGCCTCATCGCCAGCGGACATGAGCCCGGCCGCGTGATGGAGTACACGCCGCGCCAGTGCGCCGCCTTTCTGACGATGGCCGCAGCCCGGCGTCGCCGCGAGCTTTCCGAGCAACTCCACATTTCTGCGCTCGGGAGCCAGGGCGATTCAAAGGCGATCAAGGCAACGCTGAAAGACCTCGATGGCTGACAACAACTTAACGATCCAGATCGGCGCCGACACCACCAAGGCCCAAGCCGACCTCAAGTTCCTGCAAGCGCAACTCCGCGCCGCCACGGCCGAAATGAACAAGATGGCTCGGGCCGACGTGGCGAAGGGGCTCGCGTCGTCATCGGCAGAGTTGCAGGCGCAGAGCGCGAAGGTGGCGCGACTTACCAAGGAATATAACGCGCTCGCGCCGGCCGTTACTCGGACCAACCGCGCCTTCGAGGTGCTGTCGTCCCGCGGCGTCAAGCGGCTGTTGAGCCAGTTCGACGACTTGTCGAAAACCGCACAGAACCTTTCGCTCGTCATCGGCCGACTCACCGGCAGCATTGCCGGCGGCATCGTCGGCGCCGCGGCGATCAAGGGACTATCTACCCTCACCGATCTTATCGCCGACGCGAACAAGAAGCTTCTGGAGTTGCGCGACACGGCGCAGCAAACAGGCCAGAGTCCCGCCGCCATAGAAGCAGCCCGCCGGATCGCCGCGCGGACAGGCCGGGATGCCACCGATGCCGATAAGATCCTGGGCAGCATCGCGGAGCATATCGCGAAGGTGCGCACCGAGGCCGGCAAGGAGATTGTGCCGGACGGCATGAAGGTGCTTCGCGGCAGCGCGGATGCCGCCGACGGTTCGATCAAAGAGTTGCAATCGGAAATCAAGAACGGTGTCACCACGCTACGCGGCAGCAGCCGGTTGGTGTTCGATCTTTCCAAGGGCTATGAGCTTCTGTCGAATAATGGCAAAAAATACAAAGACACTATTCTAGGGGTGAAGGAGCAGCAGCTAGACACGATACAATCATTTATTAAATTAGCAGAAAGCGGGGTACTCGGCCGAACCCGGCTCAATGAACTATCCAAGACAATGTTTCAGGGATTGCCTGCCGACGCATTTCTCAAAATAGCGCCAAAACTGATTGCCGATCTCAACGCCGAGATCGAGAAACTCGGACCGATAGAAGCTAGGATGGATCTCGCCGAACGGGCGAAGGGCGCTCGAGCAGAAACCGCGCAGATGTTCAAGGATATATTCGACGGCTTCATGGAGAGCCTCGACGAGAGCGATATTCGCTTCAATGAATTTGCGCAGAGATTCTTTAAGGAAACGATCCCGAATTGGTGGCGCGGCCTGATTGCGGACCTCGGCGCCATTTGGCCGGACCTTACAGCGTCATGGAATAGCGGCTGGCAAGCGTTGTCCGATAATCTGTCGCCGATCCTGTCGGACATCATGGACAAGATAAAATCGGCGCTTGATTGGATTATCGCCTCGGTTCGCGCCGTCGGCAGCGCCATCGGCAGCATCGGCACCGGGATGGCGTCAGGTGAGATCCCGGCGATGCCGATGGCCTCGGGCGGGATGGTGCACGGCCCCGGCACCGGCACCAGCGACAGCGTGCTGGCGCGTGTCTCGAATGGCGAGTTCGTCATGCGCGCGTCGGCCGTCAGCAAGTGGGGCGCGAGCTTTATGCACGCGCTCAACAGCCTGCAAAACCCTTTCGGCAGTTTCGCGGCCGGCGGGCTCGTCGGCAGCGCGCCGGCCTTCGCCGAAGGTGGCAGCGCAGGCGGCGCGCCGGTTCACCTCCATATCGGCAACAACTCATTCTCGCTGGCGGGCGCGCCGAATGTCGTCTCTGCGCTCGTCGTCGAAGCTCGCCGCCAGCAGGTGCGCTCGGCCGGCAGCAAACCGAGTTGGTACGGCGGCATGCCGGGGCGATGATCAGCAACGCGACGCCGACCGTGCTGGACATCCGCTTCCCGAGTGCCGCGGCGCCGGGCGTCAACCCCGCCAGTGCGCGCGGCCTTAAGGGCGTGCTGTCGCCGATTGCGATGGCCGCCGGCAGCGACAAGGTGGCGCGCACCGTCAACGGCGCCCTCATCTCCATCGCCGCGCCGCAGATGCGCAAATATCAGCTAGAGGTATCCGGCGACGATCAGGCGCCGCCTGCGCTCGACGGCGTGTGGGTCGGCATGGAGGTCGAGGTCGACGCGCATGTCGAGCTTGCCTATCTCACCGCCGGGGGCACGCCAGGGCGCACACCCGTGGCCGGCAGCAGCCATGTCGAGGGCGCTTTTACCTACTATTGCCCCAGCTTTTTGATGCGCGTCGTCGAGCTTCAAACCGAGCGCGAGGAGTGGGGCGCGCACTACACTTGGTCACTGGTGCTGGAAGAAATCTGATGCCGGGGCCGTTCTACTTCGCCTGGGCGGGCGGCACCATCGAGGAACAGGTCACGGTCGTCACCGCCGGCAACACGCACGGCGGCCTCGTCGAAACCGTATCCTTTGTCGCCGACGTCGATAGCGGCAGCCAGATCATGCGGTTGGCGGCGCCCGACCGCCTCACCAGTGACGAGATGTACCTTATCGCCGGGTCGGGCATCGCAGACGGTACGCTGACGATCATCGACTCGACCATCTCGGCGCCGGCCTCGGTCAACCTGTCGGCGGCGGCCGGGGCGGAT